ATGCAGTACGGGGATTATTGGGCATGAGCACCACCCTCACCCTCACCCCGGAGCAGCAGGCGCAACTCGCGCCCCTTCTCCAGTCTCTCCAGCAGATGGCCGACCAGGGTCAGCCTGGCGCCCTGGGGGCCCAATTCTACGGCGGCAGCGCCAGGGTGTTCTTGATGGATCAGAACCAGGCCAACCGCTTTAACGCCGCGATGCAGGCGGCGGGGGTGGCGGAATGAGCAGCAACCTAGAGCGGTTCTCGCCGGAGGAAAAGTCCCTAATCCGGGCCAAAGAGGAGGCCCAGAAACGGGTGCGCGGGGCAATATTTGCCGGCCGTCCGTCTGAGGATTGGGCGCAGCGCGTGGTTGAGCGCGCCGCCGCCCTGCTGGCCTATCGGCAGGCCAAGGGTCTTCTGACTGAGACGGGCAAGCGGATCCCGTACCGGGCCGCGAAGGCGCCGATCAAGCCGGCACCCAAGAAGAAAAAATCGGCGCAGGCATACAACCAGCGGACGGTGCAGATCGTCCCGGTAGACCTGAGCCTTTACGCAACGCCCGAGGAAGCCGAACAAGCGGCGCGCCGGTGTGCAGCCGTCCGGTTCGCCTGGGAGAAACATCAGGCCGCCGAGGTCATCAAGGCTCGCCGCGAGGCCAACAAAATGCGGGTGGCCGCCATCGCGGCAGCCGCGCCCAAGAAACCTTTGTACGCAAATTGGGAGTAGGACAATGGGAATTTGCACCTTTACCCGCGATCTGGCCCGCTTTCAGGCCAGGCAAGCCGCAGAGGCAGAAGCCGACGCAGGACTGGAGCGCGAGTGCTCCCTGGTGCGCTCAATCTGCTCCCTGGACGAGTTGGAGTCGGTCGCCAGGGGCGCCGAGATCGCCGTTTTGGAAGCCCTGGTCGAACGCCTAGCCGAGCGGCGCATCCAGCGAGCCCAGGCCGCAACTGCCGAGGAATCCTCGGCAGATCGGTACGAGGAAATCAGAGAACACTGTTTTTAGCGCGGGCGACGAGGGGCAAGCCGGCGAGTGCCCTAAAACCCCGGCAGTCGGAAGGCGAGAGCTCCTTTTCATGGCCTCCATGACCGACCCCGCCCCCCCAAGGGCCGCCGGACGCAGGTAACCGGCAATTCAACTGAATAGGAAACGAAATGAACACGAACGATCCAACTGAACTAGACCTAGCCGCCCAAGCCTGGTCAGAATCCAAAGCAGACGAACAATCCGCCAATCTGCGCCGGATCGAAGCAGAAGCCCGCATCTTGGCACTGGTCGGCGCCAAGGAAGAAGGCGCCACCACCGTCAAAACTGAGTGGTTCAAGGTACAGACCACCGGAAAGCTAACCCGCACCCTCCAGGCCGACAAGCTGGCCGAGGTGTTCGGCTCGGTCCCGGCTGATCTGTATGGCCAGGTCATCAAGTCGGTGCCGTCGCTCAATCTCGCCGGGCTCCGCGCAGTCGAGAAAACCAACCCGGATGCCTATTCGTCATTTTGCCGCGCCATCGTGACCAAGCCCGCCAAGGCGGCGGTATCGGTCGAATTGCTGGGAGGCAAATAGCATGGCCTTTTCGCTCGCATCTATCACTAAAGGGGCCGGCCAAAAACCGCCCATCGTCGTGATTCACGGAAGCCCCGGAATCGGCAAGTCCACGTTCGGCGCCTGCGCCCCAAACCCGATCTTTCTCCGCACCGAGGACGGCTTGGGCATGCTGTCGCCCGATACGTTCCCCATGGCCAAGACCTGGGGCGATGTTATGAGCGCGCTTGGAGCCATCTATTCAGAGCAGCACGACTATAAAACCCTGGTCATTGACTCCCTTTCCGCCCTGGAGCCCGTCATCTGGGCGCAAGTCGCCGCCGACGCCAAAAAAAGCTCAGTGGAGGAATTGGGCTATGGCCGGGGCTACGTCCTGGCCCTGGACTACTGGCAGCAATTGATCCAGGGCCTGATCTCAATCCGCGATGACAAAGGCATCACGCCCGTTTTGATTGCCCATAGCGAAGTGGTTAGGTATGACTCGCCTGAGAGTGAGCCCTACGACAGATACCAGATCAAGCTGCACAAGCGCGCATTCTCGCTCCTGTACGAGCGCGCCGATGTCATTGGTTTCGCCAACTGGAGGACTCTAATCACTAAAACAGAAGTAGGATTTAATCAGTCCATCAGCCGGGGCACCGGGACGGGTGAGCGACTGCTCCACCTGATCGAGAGGCCCGCCTATATCGCCAAGAATCGTTATGGGATGCCAGAAACCATCCCACTTGATTGGCAAGCTTTCGCCGGATCGCTTCCGGCCCAATAACTCACGCAACGCAATCTAAGGAAACGCAAAATGCAACTGAACTTCGACGCAACCAACGTATTACCCGCCGACGACTTCTCTCCTCTGCCCGCCGGTGACTATCTCGCCATTGCAATCGACAGCGAGATCAAGCAAACCAAGGCGGGGACCGGATCCTACCTATCGCTCACGTTCCAGGTGGCGGATGGCCCTTATACCAATCGCCTGATCTGGGGCACTATAACCCTGTCCAACCCGAATCCGAAGGCCAGTGAAGTTGGGCAGCGGCAGTTGTCCGCACTCTGCCACGCGGTTGGTGTGTTGCGACTGAAAGACTCGGCGCAGCTCCATAATATCCCGGTCAAGCTGCGCCTGTCCGTCGAGGAGAAGGCAGGCTACAAGCCGCGTAACAACATCGAGGCGTACAAGCCCGCCAACGCCACCCACGCCCCACAACCGTTCCAGCCTGCCCAGCAGGCCCAGCAGTCCGCCGCACCCGCCTATCAACCGGCGCCACAGCCGACCCCGGCTTACCAGCCGCCGCCCGCGCCCCAGCAAGCCGCCCTCCCGCCCTGGATGAAATAGGCGAATGGTCGCCATCAACATGGCCATGCCGGACCCCACCCTGGAGTCGGTTGACGCCGCCATCCAGGCACGGGGCCGGTCTGAGCAGGCCCGGCCCTATCTCGGCATGAGCGAGATAGGGAGGGAATGCAGCCGGGCGCTTTGGTACGGATTCCATTGGTGCTCGCCGGTTTCATTCGATGCCCAAGCGTTCAAACGATTTGAAGACGGCCACCGGGGCGAAGCGCTGCAAGCGGAGAGGCTGAAAATGGTCCAAGGCGTCACGCTCTACACCGAAACAGGCGGTAAGCAATTCGGATTTTCCGACCACGGAGGGCATTTCAGGGGCCATATGGATGGCGTGGTGCTGGGCCTATTGCAGGCCCCTAAGACCTGGCACGTCTGGGAGCACAAGCAGACCGACGAGAAGAAACAGCGGGCGCTGGAGAAAGCCAAGCAGGAGTTGGGCGAGAAGCAAGCTCTCAAGGCATGGGATCCGGTCTATCACGCCCAAGCCCAAGCGTACATGGGCTATGCCAATTTGACCCGGCATTACCTGACCTGTGCCACGCCAGGCGGCCGCCACACGATCAGCGTCAGGACCGATGCCGATGCGGAAGCGTTTGCGTCGATCCGGGATAAGGCGTTGCGCGTGATTACCGCACCGGAGCCGCTGGCCAAGATCAGCGAACGCCCAGACTGGTACCAGTGCCAATGGTGCAGCCACCACGCCCTATGCCATGACGGCGGAATGCCCCTGGTCACTTGCCGGACCTGCATCCATTCCACGCCGGAGCTAGACGGCGATGGCCGATGGACTTGCCGGGCGATGGCTTGCGACATCGACACCGACACCCAGCGACAGGGGGCGGATTGCCCGGAACATCGCTTGTTGCCGTTCTTGGTGCCGGCGGAAGTCGTGGATTTTGAGCGGCCTGACGAGGCGTCATTCTGCGGAGTCCGAATCAAATACCGCAAGCCGGACGGCACCGAGGTCTGGAATGGCAGCTCCCCCGGCGGCTACGCAAGCCGGGAAATGGCCGCGAATTTCGCCGCCGCTGGCGACCCGGAAGCGGACGAGATTAGAGCGCGCTTTATGGCGGAATTGATTGGGTGATACCATTAAATAGGTAAATAAGCAATGAACCACGAAGACCGTATAGTTAAGTTTCCGTATGCAATTACGCCGGTAAAGAACGGCGGCGCTGGAGGTCCAGCATTGCTTCCTTTGGGCGACTATTCTTGCGGTATTTGCATGGAAGGCGGGCAGCCTGGTAACTGCATTAATTACACTGGCATTTATTGCAAGTGGAACATGGGGGAATCCTCTATATCCTGGGGCAATGCCTGCTATAAAACAATCTATTGTAAACACGAATCTTCTCACTCAATAATAAGAACAAACAAAAGGCATTAGAGTTAAGTCAATGCGACATATCTGAAATCGCAGATAAGATATTCGGCTCAATTGAGTCGAAAATGAAAGAATCAATAGCAAAAGTCATAAACGCACACCTAGGCGATGAATGCTGTGAAATGGAATGAATTCATCAACACAGAATGCAAGAAATGCAATAGCGTTTCTTGGCGTGTTGCTCGGGTTATCAATCGCGGTGGGCAAGAGACTTTCCCATTAGTTTGCGGTTCGTGCGGTTATAAAACGGCGATTTATATGCCAAAAACAGATGCTCATCAATATGGGTTCAATCTACTGCCAGACAGCGGCGAAGCGCCCCGGATCAAATAGCATGATTACCCCATACCCCCACCAGCGCCAGGCCATAGATAGCCTGTACAACTGGTTCGCAGCAAACCAGGAGGGCAACCCCCTCTTGGTGCTGCCAACCGGAGCAGGAAAATCGGTCGTGCTGGCTGTCATGATCCGCGAGATCCTGCAATCTTGGCCGGACCAGCGCATCCTGGTTTTAACGCACGTCAAGGAACTAATAGAGCAAAACGCCAAGCGCTTAGCCGCCGTATGGCCAGAGGCGCCGATGGGCATTCATTCCGCCGGGCTCCGGCGGCGCGATTGCTTCGATCCGATTATCTTTGCCGGAATCCAGTCGGTGCATTCCAAGGCCCTGCACCTGGGAAGGTTTGACCTGATTTTGGTTGATGAGTGCCATTTGATTAGTGGCAAGGCGTCCTCCATGTACCAGCAGTTTTTCGCGGCTTCACGCCAGATCAACCCGGCTATTCGGATTGTCGGATTGACCGCTACTGATTTCCGCACCGGAACCGGCTCGCTAACCCACGGCCACGACGCCTTATTCGCCGCC